CACGGCTGACGATGGAGTACACCGAACGACGGCCAATATAGCGCGTCATGGTCTGCTCACCGGCAGGGAGATACGTCGGGCCATACATCATCTTGCTGACGCTGGACGAGCCGAGAAGCGCTGTGCCGTTCGCCATGAGCGGAGTGCCACCGAGAGCCGCGCCGCTGGCATAGAGCGAAAGACCGGCGAACTGGCCGAGATACTGGATGCCCTCGAAGTCATAACGAGCACCGGCATCGACATTGCCAGGATTGAGAAGCGCGGTCGGCGTGGCCATGAGAGCACGCGCGAGTTTCGCTCCGATATCGGCAGAGACAACGAGCGTATTCGGAGCCGCACCGCCTTTCTCGATAATCTTGGCCTGCCAGCCAAGGATATCTTCAAGCATGTCCGCGCCGGTCGCCGATGCCCAAGAGCTGGCAGTGATGACAGGGTCATTCACGCCGCCGGTGATGGGCGTATCCCAGTACTGCGCGAGACGTTTCGTGCTACCGTCGGCGAGCTTGACTGTGACCTGGCCCTCGACAAGAGCCTGGATAGCCATCTTTTCCTCGGTACGGATGAGAGCACGTTCCAGCTCGCCATAGCTGATATTCTGGAGTTCGGCGATCTTCTCGGCAGTATCATACGCGGTGCGGCCCGGGAGACGGTTCTCAAGCTCGAACGGCGTGATGACGTGCTTGTGTCGGATGCACTCGAACGACGCGGTCACGGTGTCAGAGCCCTTGACAGCATCCGTCGTGGACTCTGCCTCATAGCCAGCGAACGGGAGGCTGTCCGAGTTGTACGTGATGCGGTCATACTCGAAAACACGTTCGGGGATGGCAGACACGGTGGAGAAGAATTTATCGCGGAAGAAAGAGCCCTGACGGACTATCTCTTTCTCGATAGCATCAAGCATTACACGGGAAACTAATTCAGCCATATCAGACCTCCTTACTTGAGAAGAATACCGGCTTGACGGAGCGCAAGGACAGTAGCGTCGGGGATATCCGCGTCGCTATTGGCGGCCTTATACACGCCGTTGATGTAGTCGAAGAAAAGTTCGCCGAAGACAATCACGTCCACGGGCTGAGCGGCGACATTCGCGGGAGCATCCTTGAGAAGAATTCCGAACGGCGTGCCGTAGTCGGTCGTCTCCACAATGTCATAGCTGCCGTCTGGCGTGTCTGCGGCACAGATGATAGTGCCACGCGGAACATCGTTAGCCTGCGCGTTGAGCTGGATCATCTGCGTCTTGTAACACGGCGCATAGAAGAAATTACTGGTCATTACTTCGCTCATAGGTACACCTCCTAAATGTTGAGCTTAAACGTTGACTTGTTGCGCTGTTCATCATGCACCGCACCTCCAGAGACATCACCGCTATGCAGCGCATACACGCGGGACAAAGTCTCATCGAGGCTCGTATATTTCTGCGAGCATTCATCCGTTTTCTGCGAAAGCGCTTCAATCTGCGAAGTCATCCGCGCGCACATTTCCTCGAATACCGAACGAAGCGACTCGATTTCTGCGGAGACCGATGCGGAAAGCTGATCGCTGGCACCTGTGATGCTGGCGACAGAGTTGTTGCTCGCATCCACAATGGAAGCAACAGCATCGTCAGTCGCGGCACTGAGTGACTGCATGCGCGCTTCACCGATAGCCTTGATGCCATCAAGGCGCGTGCTGAGCGCTTCAAAGTTCGGCGCAAGGCGAGCCGTAACAGCTTCTGCAGAAGCATCGGGAATGGGGTCGGGGTTCTTCGGTTCGGCGACATAGCCGCCGGAAGTCGCATCGGCGATTTCATCGACAAGGCCGAGCGCCATCGCTTCACTCGTGCGGAGCCATGTTTCCTGGCGCAGCATATCCTTGAGCTCATCGTCGCCGCATTTCATGCGCAGCTTGTAAACATCGGTGATGGCGTCATCGCAGACGTCAAGGACATTCGCAGACTTGCGCATATCATCCGCGTTCCCTCGAACTTCAGAGATTGCCTGATGCACCATAAATACCGAGCCACGCTCCGCGATAATGCGGGCATTCGGAAGGCAAAGAAGAAGCGTCGAAGCGCTCGCGTTAATGCCCGCCGTATGCACGGTTATCTGTGACTCGTACGCACCAAGCATGGCTCGCATAGCAAGCGCAGCAGACACGCTTCCGCCATTGCTTGACAGCCACATGTCAATAGGCAGGCCCTCAGCGGCATCCAATGCCATGCGCATATACGCGACATCGGATACTGTCCACTCATTCTCGCCCATAATCTCGCCGATCACGGAAATCTGAACGGCATTGTCTGTTCTATTCGCGATAAGCATCGCTTCCCTCCATGCTGTCAATGGGCTGACCGTTCTGGTCTTTGACAAGCCCGTATTCTCTCATCAACTTCTCTTCAAAGCCGCGCTGACGGATGTTCGCCGCGATATCCGTGCCCGTGGCGACCTGTGCCTCGCGCGCAAGCGTGGAGACGCAGAGCTGCACGCGCTTGGCCGCGGCGTCAATCTCTTTCGTCGGGTCGATGTTCGGAAGCTGTTCTCCAATCCATTCTGCGCAACGCCACGCGCTACGGCGCGCGGGGTCTGTGTAGTATCCGGTCAGACCGAGCTCATCCGCGTGCAGGTCAAGCCATGCGTTGTACAGCGGACGGAGGAACTGATCGACGAACAGCGCACGGTCAATCTCATAGCCCTGCTGGGCGTCGAGCAATGCCGCACGGCTCGCAGAATATGACGCATTCCAGCGCTTCAAGGCGACCTCGGCACTGATGCCAAGGTTCGCCGATATCTCTGCAAATTTATGATCTACGAACTGCGAATAAGCCTGATTTGGCCTGCCCGGATTAAAGGCTTTCATATCCGCGCCATCCCACAGGTCGATCATAAGGCCGTTGCCGTAATTGATAGGCGGCTCATGCTGCGGAGGCTCTGCCGTCTCACTGACGGACGGCCCAGGTGCAACGCCGAAAGAGTCGAGCATGTCAACTTCGGCCTGCGCTTCTACCGCAGGATGCGTGCGGAACAGCGCGGGCTTGCTCGCAACGACTGCGGCATCAAGCTCTGCGCGCATGTAACGGTCTAGCTGTTTCGCGTCCTCGATGACGCGGGCAAGTATCGGGAGACCGCGAAGCTGTCCCGGGCGCTCAAACGGCGTATGGATGAACAGCGCGCCGCTTCTCGGGAACAGGAAGTTGCCTCCGGCAAGCGAGTTGAAGCCCGCCATAAACTTGCGCCTGCGATAATACCGAACAGGAAAGCCGTCGGAATTATACAGGAAGCCAGTCGCGAGCCAATACGCCACGGCTCTGCCGTTCGGTCCGAGCTCGATGCCCGACCGTACGTTCTCGTTGCCGTCCTCTTCCGGAGGCGTGACAAGGCAGTCGCCCTCGACGATGGACACGCGCAAGGTGCGCGTTTCCGGATCGCAGTAAATGTCGGCAACACAGTCTCCGCTGAGGATTGCGGCAAAGTATGCTGTCCTCAGGATAGTGTTGAGCGACTCGCCATCCGTTCCCACGTTGCGCGCCCAGCGTGCAAATGCGGCCTCAATACGGCGCTCTATCGCGGTGGCTTCATCGAGATCAAGACCGAGCGCTTCCGCATCGATCTTGGCATCAAGCTCAAGCCCCCTGCCGATGACGCCCTCGCGTTTCGCGTGCAGGATAGCACCGACAAAGCTCGAACTCATGTAGAGATCGCGCGAACGGAGACGGAGCAGGAACTGATTTTTGTCGCAGTCATCACGCGGGCTTGCCGGGAATGTGAACCACGAGTCAAGCGGGAGCGACTCCATGCTTGCCCCGTGGCGCGCATACCCGACCCAGGAGAACAGCTCGTTCCCGTAGTTCTGAACCTGTCGGCGAACCTTGGAAACGACACGCTTAACGGGCACTTGCCCCGTTGCGGCGCGGTGCAATGCCGCACCTATTTTGCTCAGGATGCTCATCAGTAGATCACCCCTCGCGTGTGTATGTAGTCAATCGGTCGCACAGGCGAGGCCCTGTGACAGCTGCCGCCTCGCAACACGCAGGCAAGGCGGGAATAAAGACCCTGCAATGTCGTCTCGATGGCGGCAAGGTCTTGGCGCGTGTAGCTCACGCCGTCGATCATGTAGGATTTGTTTGAGGAAACCGCATTCGCAGCGGCTTCCCATTTGGCGATGTCGGCTCGTAACTCAGATATTTTCATCGTGACACCTCCGCATGCAGATATTCACACCTTAGCATGACTATATATTATGCGTGATGTCAAGCGATAAATGCAACTCAGTTGCGTTTTTGTCCATGAACGGGAGCTGTCGGAGCTGCGGCCATGCCCTCACGCGAGCAGAACAGCTCGTATGCGGCAAGAGCATAGACTGCACAGTCAAGCGCCTCGTTGCGCTTGCGCACCTTGCGCCACTTCGTCACCTTGCGCCCCTTGTCAACGTACGACGTAGGCACTTCTGCGGTCAGCTGGAGCCAATAGCTTTCCGACAGCTCCTCGGGGACGTGGATGTATCC